CTATATGCACTATAAGCGGCTTTTGTAAACCCTTTGTGATCTTCTTTAACATAATTTTTAAACCTGTCGTAAGTTGCGTTGTACCTGCCTAACCCTTTTGTATCTACAGAATGCTCTATAAAATTTTCTAAAACATTATCCAACATAGTTATCATGTCATCTATAAACTGCTCTGAGTTTTTCCACTCGTCAAAATATTCCAGATTAACTGAGCTCAAACAACAAACAGCAGTCCGTTCGCTGTCAGTAGGTAATGTTATTTCAGAACAAAGATTACTTTGTGTTACTTCAAGACCTAAATCTTTTTGTTCCTGGGGTAGTGCTTCATTGCAACGGTCTAAGTTTACAATGTAAGGCTCTCCAGTTTCTGCTCTGGTGTGTAGTAGTTGAAACCATATGTCTCTTGCGGGTATTGTTTTTACAGCTTCTTTAGTTTTAGGATCTATTAAACGCCACTCAGAATTTTCTTGAACAGCATTTAAAAATCTATCGTTAATAGTAACTGCGTTATGTAGGTTTAAACATTTACGATTTAGATCTCCTCCAGTAGTCTTTCGCATGTTGATAAATTCTTCTATCTCAGGGTGAGAAACGTCTAGATAAGCAGCGTATGATCCTCTTCTGGTAACTCCCTGATTGAAAGCTAACATCTGGGAATCTACTACATGCATGAATGGGATAGAACCAGTAGACTTACTGCCGTTAGAAGTGCTAATACCATTACTGCGCACACCAGACCAGCACCCGCCGATACCTCCACCTCCAGATGCAAGCCATATGTTTTCGTCATAATGATCAGATAGGCCAACCCTTGAATCAGGAACTGAATTAAGAAAGCAGCTAATAGGAAGGCCACGCGAGGTTCCTGCGTTACTAAGTATAGGAGTACTAAAACCAAACCAATGATCACTTGCGTAGTTGTAAAGTCTTTGCGCAAGATCGAAATCAGTAACTCCTTTATAAGTAGCGCAATATGTAGCAGCCCTAGCGAAAGCTTCTTGAGCATGTGTTTCCTCTCCCCAAAAGTATCTATCTTTTAAAGTTTCTAATGAGAATTCATTTAGATTTTTTTCTTTGCCGTAGTCTATCTGTATGCCTAAATAATTAGTTATCCCATTCTTCCAAATCATCTTGACTGCCCCTCTCTTTTACTTTTGATTTATTATAATCTTTAGACTGTTCTTTTTGCTTCGCTGCTTTCTTCTTATTAAACCGCTGAGATCTTTCAGCTTTTCTGTCCCAAGGCATCTTCATTCTCCGTCCAGTATTCTAAAAGTTTATTCTCGTACCAAGCTGCTTTGCGTTGATCGTCTATTGGAGAACCTTTGTACCTCATCCTCCACCTGTACTTCAACGAATTGCCACGTAAATAGCCAACAAACTCATCAGGAGTAAGCATAGCTTCTATAGCCTCTATGCACTCAACCGCTCCTTTATTATAGTGTTCTGGGTTATTTATATTATCCACCATAGCACCATTAATAAGCTTAGAGTAAGTTGTACCAAGAGCAGTAAGAGCATTACTTTCAGCATGTTCTTTATTTCTTCTAGCATTCATCTCATCCCATTCTTCTGGTGTTGCATCGTCTATACTCATGTTCATCCTTATCTATGTCCTGGGGTTTCGTCAGTGTTACCGCAACCTAACAGCTCACAGTGAGGCCAGTTAACACATCCTAAATGATATACATCGTCCCATTCATCTTCTGGTAAATCTTCTTCTTCGTTCATTGCATCTCCAAATTAATTTTATCGTTACGTTTTTTAAAGTCTTCAGATTCTTTAGCTTTAATATCAATCCAAGCATCAGGTATTGACTCTTCACTAAACCACCTGAATCCGTTTGTTCCTGCCCATTCTGCGTGTGATCTTTTTGTTCCGTCTTTTCTTCTTTTAGCTCCTGGCATAGGGGCCGAAGGATTGGCAAACAAAAACACTAACTCCGTATTTTTAGGCAGGTTCTTTTTAACCCATATGTATTTATTATACTCTGCAAAGTCCCAGAATCTTCCTTTAGATTCTAACAAGATAGTCTTCCTCCCTATCTCCCTAACAAAATCAGGCTCGTATGTGTGTTCTATTACATAAGATATTTTGTCTCCGTGATGATACCAATCTTTTAATATTGATTCATGCAACACGGCTTCCCATATAGAGTCATACTTATGATTGTTAGGAGCTACAATCTTTCTAGGTCTTGGTACTCTTGGTTTTCTTTTACCACTTACTACTTTCTTTTTAGTACTAATCGTCTTCATCCTGTATAGGTCTTCTGTTAGCAACGTCCTCAAGATCTTTCATTGTGATAGATTCCAAATCTCTACCAGCCCTTACGAGTTTCTTAATACACTTTCTAGTCCACTTAGGCCCATAGAAACTTAGCCTTAAAGATTTGTTAGCGTAAAAATAATTTACATCAGGGAGAAAAGAATTCAAGTTCTCCAGTGAAACCTTGTGATAATCTTCTTCAGGTATCAAAGTCTTCAACCATTCTAAAAGTAAATTATCAGCATGCTTGTTTATCTTCTTCATAGTCTTTGGGTTCATGTTATCTCCTCGACTCTAGGCTCAGAAACTACTTTAGTAAAGTATTTTAAACCGTTGGAATACTTGAATATTCTAAGGCCATTGCCTTCATTAGAATCTGACCAGCAATCATTTTTGTAGTTGCAATACACGCAGGGAGGAGGTAAAATTTCATTACCTTTTTTACCTTCTGGTATAGGAGTATAACATTTCTCTGGAGGACTGTCAAGTTCTAAAGCTTCTTTAAGCGTTTTAATTTTTTCCCTTGGGTTTGGTTTTGAAAAAGGCCCTGGTCTAAACAGTGCAAGCTCTCCTGATTCTTTATTGATTGCTAAGAATCCTCCGTCAGAAGTTCCTTCCGCTGCTTCATAGCCTGACAACTGAGCCATGTAACCAAAGGTATCGTTATTAGGTAACGTCCCCTCTGAAAACTTTTTGAATGCAAAGTTAGATGCGGTCTTTATGTCCACAACTTCACCGTCTATCTTGCAGTCTATGTGGCCCTTGATACCATCAACCTCTACTTCTTTTTGTTCGTCAGACACAGGATGCCCTGCCATCTTGACGAGCAGCAAAAGAACTTCTTCAAGTAAATGTCCGTATAGAAATTTAATTCTAGTGACTGCATTAGGCTTGAACGGTTTGTCGTTCTTAGAGTCGTACCATAACTGCCTCGCTGGACGGCCTATGTTGCTCATACGCAAGCCTTTAGCTTGGTTCTTTGGTTGTGACCACTGTAGAACAGCGTCTTGTATACGGCTTGCGAAGTCCTCTAAGAGCTCTGGATCTATCTCCTCCTCTCTATCAATAACATCATAGATGTCTTCTATTAAGTACTGTAGTCTGTCAGAATAGTTCACGTTGTCTGTCCCCTTTAGGTTCAATGAATGTAAGCTTGCGAGTTACAGGATTAAAGGCTAGTAACTTTACCCCTAACTCTTTTTGTTTTGCTGTTCTTACTCTTTTATTTCTATAAACTCCGTCTGGATATTTACCCATTGTTTTTACGTCTATGAGTATTGTTTCGCCTTTATCATTTATCGCTACAATATCTATAGGGCCTGTACATCCACAGTTTTTAAACACATCATAACCGTTATCCCATAACCAAGTGATCGCATAATATTCTGCTATGTCGCCTACTCTGCTGGGATCAGTGAGTTTCGGCCCAATTTCTTCCGACATTATATTCCCTTATTGTTCATTTGTTTTATATTTAATATGTCGAATTACTCTAGAGCCATCTCGTTTATCTCCTGCATAAAAGATAAGATTTAGTTTCTCTAACTCGTTAGGTCTAGAAGTTATAGAGCTAGAGGACATATCAGGAAATTGTTTAGTCATCTCCCTAATAGTTATTCCTTTAGCTCCTGCTTCTTCAATTAAGTTAAGAACAAAAGCTCTTCTTTTAGATAGCGGTACAGAATAAGCAGCTTCTTTACTTGTTTCTGGATCATTCTTTCTATGCAATTTATGAGGACTTATATCATCAAATATATTTAGTTGCTTCATCTCAGTGAGTTTCTGACCAGTTTCTTCCGACATGGTATTCTCCATCAAGAGGACAAGAAAGTTTAAAGTGTTCGCCAGCTTCTTTAATTGCCTTAACGCCCAGCATGCCTACTTCTTCAGCAACGTCTTCTCTGGCTTCTACCTGCCATTCATCGTGTACATTACAGACAAAGTGCGCGTCCATATCTTCGATGTACTCATTGAATATCAAAAGAGCTTTCTTCATGACGATAGATCCTGCGCCTTGTAGTAGAGTATTCAATGCTGAATGTTCTGACCTGACATAAAGCTTTCTACCGTCTAATCCTTTCAAGTATCCTTTTGCTGATGTTCTTGCAACTTCATCTTTAAGAGATCTAAATGATGGTAGATTATGTAAGAAATGTTTTCTAATTCGTCCTGCGTCTTCTGCACTTCCTCCAATAATTTCTGATAATCGATTGTTCCCGGCTCCGTAACATAGCGCATAGATGAATACCTTCGCCGTATTTCTTGATTCAAGTCCTGCAATTCTTTGATTATGGGTGTGGATATCTCCGTTAATGATTTCATTTGTATAGTCCTCATCGTTCATCATTGAAGCAAGCATACGCAACTCCAATCCAGAAGCGTCTATGCCTACCAAGTTGTAGCCCTTGGGTACAGTCCAACACTCTCTACACTCAATACCGTAGGGAGAAGATGAGTTGGGTACTTGGGCCATGTTAGGTTCACGGTGAGTCATACGCCCTGTAATAGTGCCATTAGGTATGACAAATCCATGAACTCTTCCGTCTTCTTTTACAGCTTCTATCCAGGATTTAACTTGAGCTTCCCGCTTTTGATACATCAGATAATCTTTAATCAATTCAGCTTCAGGAATATCTGTTATCTCCGATAGAGTTTTCTCATTAACTACTGGTCTTCCGTTAACAGTAAACTCTTTTGGCTTCCATCCAAACTCTAAAAGATATTCGCCAATCTGCTTTCTAGATCCTATGTTAAAATCTACTATAGTAGTTCTAGAAGTTTTAAAGTTACCACCTTGTGAAAGGAAATGATGCTCGTCTGAAGAAAGCCTCACGCCCCTGCCACTAGGATTATCCCAAGTCCCTGTCTTAGATATAGCACCTGACTTAGTTTCTTTTCGGTAGATTAACCGCCTGTCTACTTTAGGTTTGAACACCTTGGCAACCTTATCTTCAGCCTCCTTCATCTTCTCACGCATTAGAGCAAGAAGCATGTTGGCCTTGAACTCATCAAAGTAAAAGCCATGTTTCTCTTGTGACTTTAAGATCTTAGCCACTCCCGATTCGAGCTCAATAGATTCAGGTGAAAACCCTGCACTTTCCTGTCTCAAAGATTTATATACCTTAACATTGACTCCGACATCTCTCTTACAATACTCCATCATCTCTTCAGAGTAGTGATCAAACTGTTCAAATTCAATTTTAGGTAGTCCTAACTTAGCACCCCATACTGCAAGGCTATGTCCTCCTTCTCTAACTGGATTAAAAAGTCTAGATAAAACTAGAGTATCTATTATCTTTTGATTACCAAGTTTAAAAGAAGTCAACTCTTCTAGAACTGGTATGTCAAACCCTATGATGTTATGGCCTGATAGTTGAGTAGCGTTATTCAAAAGCTTAACACCCTCTTCAATTTCATCAGGGCCATAGGCCCATACTTCTCCTGTATCAATCTCCTGCGCAACTAAGCACCAGATTACAGAGGACTCTAGGCCATCCGTTTCAATGTCAAAAAGTAGTTTCATAATCCTCACTTATTCCTGGTTTAGAATCAGGGTCAGCTACTTCACTAAGTCTTCCTGTATCTTTGTCATAGTACAAGTGTGTCGCTACTCCTACATCACCTGTATATCTTGACTTCAATACTCTTACCCTAGTGGTAGATGCCTTCACTGGATCATCAGACTGACTATCTCGCTCAAGAGTAATAACACAATCACTGATCTGACTTATAGAACTTGAGCCTCGAAGGTGGCTTAGGTCTGTAGCTACTCCCTGCTCATGTCCTTTGTTACCATCAATCCTTCTTAGGTGTGAGACAAGTATCAGTCCCGCTCCTGTCTCTTCAACAAGCGATCTAAGTCTGGTCATTATAGAATCAATAGACCTTCTCTCATCCCCTTCCAATGTTGCAGACACCATCATATGTAAGTGATCTAGAACTACCCACCTACACTCGCAGCCTACAATCATGTACCTGAGTTTTGAAAAGATACCATCGATATCATTAGATCCAAAGTGAGCGTGTATCCAAAGCCTATCATTGTTGTCGTTGTCGATGAACATATCATCAAACATGATCTCCAATTCCTCTTTAGAATACCCCTCTCTCACGCTATCAATATGCAATCTGGCGTTGGCTTCAATGCTCAAGATACCATCAACAGTCCTAGTCCAATCTTCTTCAAGGGCTACAATGCCTACGTTATCTTGGGTATTCTTTATCAGCCAGTGTTCAAGTTCGCGTGTGACACTTGTCTTACCCAAACCTGTTCCACCTGCAAGGGTGATCAACTCACCTTGTCGCATACCTTCTAGCTTTGTGTTTAAGCCTTCCCAAGGATATGGGATAGACTTCTTCTTGACCCTGTTATGAAACTTGTCTTTGTTTTCTGACACGTTGAGGACACCACTAGGAGTATAAGTCTTAGCGTTCCACCATGCATTAACAAAGGCCCCGTGTTGGTTCTTCTTGAGCATGTCATTAGCATCTTTGAACCCTTCAGGCATGACAACTATCTTAGCTTTGTTAGGCTTCAATAGTCTAGCTACCTTCTTCGCAGCTTCTTGTCCTGGTTTGTCAGCATCAAAGACTATGTGAATGT